AGCAAACGGTCTTAAAGGACAAATCACTTCTGCTAACGGTGCAAACTTACAAGGTGGTACTCCAGCTGCTTGGGATGTAGCAAACGCAATTGACCAAGCTTTAGACTTATATGATGCAATCGACGAATCTGTAAAAGATATGGACGATCTAATCATGGTAGTTTCTCCAGAAGCATACAGAGCACTTACAAGAGCTTTAGTAGCACAAGGTGATACAGGTCTTTACCACTACAAATCAGTAGAAGGTAACGAAATCTTAATGTTACCTGGAACGAATGTAACTGTAGTTAAGTCTTCAGGATTAACTGGTTCAAATTTCAAATTTGCTGGTCCATCTTCTTTCATTTTAGCTGCAACAGGTTTAACTGATGAGTTAGATTCATTCAGATTTTTCTATGATGAGTCAGAAGATACAATGAAGTTCCGTGCTGCATATAGATTAGGTGTAGGCGTTTCTCAAGTAGACGTTTTCGCTACAAACGATATGGCGTAAGCAATACAAATTCAAGACTAGGAGCTTCGGCTCCTAGTTTTTAACAAACTAAAAAAATCAATTAAAATATGAGTTGTTCAGCATTAACCGCAGGTTTTTTAGATTTATGTAATGACGGTACCGCAGGTATCGAAAAGATATTTATAGCTAATGGACCTGTACAATCAATCACAGAATCAGCAGGTGTTATCACCGCTATTACTGTAAGTGGTGCTGCTTTAACTCCATCTGATTTTTTCGTATTTGAAACACCTCGCCAATCAAGTTCTTTAACTGAAACTACTACAGTTTCTCAAGAGAACGGAACATTATTCTTTGACCAACAATTAACTATGGTTTTCAATAAAATGGAAGCTGCTAAGAGAGATCAATTATTATTGATGGCTCAAGCTACTACAATGGTAGTTGTTGCAAAAGATGGTAATGGTAAGTACTGGTCGATAGGAGTTGAAAAAGGTGCCTTTATGGTATCAGGATCAGCTACATCGGGAGTTGCTTACGGTGATAGAAATGGATACGAAATCGTATTAGGTGGTTTGGAAGCAAGCCCAATGTACGAAGTTACATCTACTATTGTAGAATAATTTCAAACATACACCCATTAAAAGAGGTAGTCAGAAATGGCTACCTTTTTTTATATCAATTTTTGTGGTGATTTATACTCAATACCATTATTAATAGTTTTATTCATTGGGTATTTAGTCTCTTTTAAATAAAGATCCATTACTTTTTTACCATAATCAAATGTGGTACCATTAACAGTTATCTTAGGTTGGTAACATGCATATAGAATAGTCTTAGTTCCATCTATCTCAGGATCATACAGATCATACGAGACACTGTATTTTACATCTACTAACTGTTTCTCTTCAAATCCAATTCGAACGCACCCTTCTAATAACTGGTTAATTCTGGTAGGTTCCATATCACCTTGTATTGTTAGATCAATATCATGTGTATCAACATCTGATAGTATAGAACCATGGACATAGAGACTAAATCCATCCCAATCTAATTCTTGTTTAATTCTATCTAAAGTCTTTTGTGCTGATGCTAAACCATTTAAGGTTTCCCATTGATCATTACTGAATTTACCGTACTCTATTGTTTCGTATTTATATGTCATGTCAATTTACTATGTTTTTATATTTATATGTATACGACTTAATTATACAGCACGAAAATGACAGTAGTAGTAGATGAAACGGTAGAAATACCAATATACTTTAATATACCAAACTTACCGTTTACATTGTATAGATGGACTCTCACGTCTCAATATTCACATGAACCAGTAGTAATTGCTGGTGGTTTACAAACAAGTAATGATAGATGGAGTGCTATAAACTTTGTTTTGTGGCCTGAATTTTACGACACCCACAAAAATGGTATATATAATTGGAGCTTAGCTACCGTCGACGGTCCTGTTATTGAAGAAGGTTTAGTTAAAATTATCTGTAATCCTGGAGGTGGAACTGGTATAATAGATTACACATCTACACCAGCTACTGAAGATAGAGAAGCAGAAGTATATTATAGACCAAATTATTAAATATAAATATGAGATCAACACCAGAAGGAATTTACGCAGTTAACGGAGCACAGTTCCAAGCAGTAGAATTACCAAATATCAAAGAAGTACGTGGCAAGGAATACATGTACTATGGAGCACTTAACTTATTTCCACAATCATTAATAGAATTATATGACACATCAGCAATACATCATACTTGCATTGACGCTATTACTGCGGGTATCGTTGGTGATGGTATCGAAATCATCGGTGATGAATATGTTAACCAAAAAGGTGAAACCATTGATGAAATATTTGAAAAAATATCTCTAGATTACACACTGTATCAAGGCTATGCATTAAATGTAATTTGGAACAAAGAAAGAACAAAAATTGCAGAAATGTATCATTTACCTTTTGCTAATGTTAGATCTGGTAAACCAAATGAAGAAGATGAAGTTGAAGAGTATATGTACTCTGCTGATTGGTCAAATCTAAGAAAGTATCCATATCAGTCATACAGATCATTTGATGCTTCTGATAATAAAGGAGACAATGCATCTCAAATCTATTACTGTTACAACTATACACCTGGTAATCAAGTTTATCCATTACCATCATATGTTGCAGCTATGAATACGATTTCATTAGATGCACAAGTTGGTCGCTTTCATGCAAATAATATTGCAAATTCACTCACACCTTCTATGTTTATTCAATTTAGAAATGGTGTGCCAAGTCCAGAAGAAAGACGCGATGTATACAAAGAAATTGAAAAAAGTTTCACAGGTCCCGAAGCGGCAGGCAGATTCTTTTTATCATTCTCTGAACCTGGTAAAGAAATGCAAGTTACACCTCTTGATAATTCCAATGATGATTATTATATACTTTTAGAAGAGCGCATTGCGTCAGTTATCCTCACAAGTCATAGAATAACTTCACCGCTCCTGTTGGGAATTAAAGATTCATCAGGATTCTCAAATAACGCAGACGAAATCAAGGTAGCATACGCACACTTTGAAGGTACAGTAGTAGAACCTAAAAGAAAGAAGATAATTAGTGGTTTTGGTTACATGTTAAGATTAGCTGGTTATAATGTAGGTATAAAGATTAGACCTAATAAACTAGTGAATGAAGAAGAAGTAGTTGATACTGCACCTCAAACAAATATTGAATCACTATAATGGAAACAGTTTTATTAGTTAGCGAACAAAGAATGAAGCAATGGACTTCGTTAGACAACAATATTCGTATTGATGTCTTAACACCATCTATTTTGCAAGCGCAAGACATTTATATACAAGACACTTTAGGTACTCCTTTTTATAGAAGACTAAAAGAAGGTGTTGTTGCAGATGATTTAACTACAAATGAAGAAGCATTCTTAAAGGATTATATTGGTCCTACTTTAATTCAATATGCATTATACTTATTACTACCTAATTTAAAATATAAAATGGTAGAAAAAGGTATCTTAAATGGTACGAGTGAAGAGACTGCACCAACTACTTTAGATGAAATGAAGTATTTAAGAGAAAGTGCATTAGACACAGCACAATTTTATAATAAGAGAATGTTAGAATTTTTATGTGATAATCCTAGCATGTTCCCTCTATATACAAATCCTACTGCACAAGATGGGATGACACCTAATAAAAGAAACCCTTACTTTAGTGGATTACAAACAAATATACCCTTACGAATAAATGAAAAGTGGTTATCAAACGAATGTGAAGAATGTGGCGGAGATTGTTCCAATTGCTACTAAAAGCACACAAATTAATGTCAAGAAATTAAAAGTTTATTTACACAATGAGACAAAGACTAGACAAAATACTAAATAACTATATCAGTAGAAAGCTGATGGTATTCGTTGTGGCTTCATTTGGGCTCTTTACAGACACTTTAACGTCATCTGATTGGGTTATTATAGCGGGAGTTTATATCGGCACCCAGGGCGCAATTGATGCAATCACTAAATTAAAATCATAGATATGCAATCATTACAACAAGAATACGTATTTAATCAATCTGGTGGAGTAGTTACTCAACCAGTCAATGGTAATTGGTTGCAAGCTTATTGTGAATTCTTAGGTATTACAGAACCTTTAAATTCATCTTGGTTGCAAGCACTTTGTAATCATTTTGGAATAACTGAACCTCTTTATAGTTCTTGGACTATTGCATTGGCAAATTATTATGGTATTACTCAACCAGTTAATGGAACATGGTGGTATGCTTTATCACAATTACCAGAACCAGCTCCTGCTATTCCATTTATTTGGAATGAAGATACTAACAACTGGGAAGCAGAAGATAGAATTTGGGAAATTGGACAACCAGTTGTACCAACAGCAGACTTTACTTCAGACGCAGTAACCGTTGTTGAAGGTGCTACTGTACAATTTACAGACACTTCATTAGGTGGACCAACTTCTTGGTCTTGGACATTCACTGGAGGCACACCGAGTACATCCACTGATAGAAATCCATCTGTAGTATACAATACAGTAGGTCAATTCCAAGTCTCATTAGAAGTCTCTAATAGTGAAGGGTCAGATACTAAAACAGTTCCTAACTATATGACAGTTAATGTTGTACCAGTAGTTGCTGACTTTAGTGCTGATACAACTACTCCAAGTGAAGGTGATACAGTAAACTTTACTGATACCTCAACAGGAACGCCAACTGCTTGGTCTTGGACATTACCAGGAGCTACCCCATCAGTTTCAGCTGATCAGAATCCAAGTGTAGTATATAATACTACTGGAACATATTCAGTTACTCTAGAAGCTTCTAAAACAGGTAGTTCAGATACTGAAGTAAAAACAGATTACATACAAGTATTTGAACCTGCAACTGTATCGCCTATTACAGAATTTGATACTGGATTGTTCTATACAACTGTTAGTAACCCAATATCAACTGAACCATTCGCAACATCATTATTTGCACAAAATATAACACAAACAACATAATATGGATTATAATTACACGGATGCGCCATTCTATGCTAATGTCAATGAAGGCACCTTACATGTAGATGGTACACAGATTTACAATTTAGTTATTACTAAAGAAACAGTAAATGAAGAACCACCACACGAAACAACTGTTGAATATTATACATATGATATTTCAGGTTTAACAGTAACTCAAGTGGATGAATTAACAAGACAAAAAATACAAGAACTCAATGGCTAATTATCACGTAAATTATTTAACAGGTTCAGACATCACTGGTGATGGCTCAACATCAACTCCATGGCAGACTATTAGTCATGCATTAACAACATCTAGTGCAACTACTGGGGATGTGGTAAAGGTTGTTGGTTCAACTACCACAGATTTAGATACAGGTGCAACTGTTAGTACTAATGATAGAACTAACCAATTAACAACTAGTACAGACTTAACATCGTCTTTAGCTGTTGGTGACATTATTATTATTTCACCTAACATTACAGATGGTGCAGAATTCAATGGTTGGATGCACACAGAAGTAGAAGCAATTACTGCAACTACTTTGACTACTAGAGGGTATCATGTATATCCTAACCAAACTACTTTAAGTATGACTATTACTAAAGTAAACGATCCAGTCTTAGGCAATACTCAAGAAACAATTAATACACCAGATGTTTATGCTGGTGCAATTATAGAGTGTGGATATGACGCTACATTTACATCTGTTATTGGCCATACTTATTGGGTAAATAATGCAGTAGGTGTAGGTGGTAGATCTGGTACTAAATTTTCAATATCAAGTGCTGGAAGTATAGGTGAATGGGATAATGGAATGCCATTGTTTAGAAATATTGCATTTGCTAGATTTGAATATGGTATTCAAATGCAATTTGGTAGAATAGCTTATGCTAATAATATCATTTTATTAAACGCTTCTGCCAAAGCTGGAGGACAACAATTTTATATGGCTCCTGGGACAGATACAAATACATTGATTTATATAAATGATTGTGATGGTGCTGTATTAGATAAAAATTACTATGAGTATGGATTGTTTGGTGACAATGCTGTTGGTAATAGTGCACCCTTACATGTT